GGGTACCCTGCAAGGCTCTTTGATGCCCCTCCCCTTTAAGGAGCCTTCAGGGACGCTATACAATTTGCTTGGAACACTTGTAGATGCTGGACGTAGGTTTGCATCAATGGCTGACATGAAGGTTGGCGAAATGAGTGGAGATACGCCAGTTGGTACAACTATGGCTATTATGGAGCGTGGCACTAAGGTTATGTCCGCAATCCACAAGCGCTTGCATTATTCTCAAAAAATTGAGTTTAAACTTCTTTCAAAGATTTTTGCCGAAAGCATACCTGCTTATCCTTATCAAGCTGACATGCAATCTGGTCCAGAAATATTTGCACAAGACTTTGATTCTCGTGTAGATGTTTTGCCTGTTTCCGATCCTAACATATTCTCAATGTCTCAGCGTATTGCGTTGGCACAAACAGAATTGCAATTGGTTCAGTCTAACCCGCAGATACATGGAGGACCACAAGGTCTATACACAGCGTATCGAAAAATGTACGAAGCTCTAGGTGTAACAAACATTGATGGCATATTGCCACCACCACCACCACCAGCTCCTCCTGTTAATCCTTCTAAGGAAAATCAAAACGCTTTGATGGGCGCTCCTTTACAGGCATTCCCAGAACAAGACCATGAGGCTCACATAGAGGCTCACATGGCTGTTATGTCCACTCCTGCAATGCAACTTAACCAGCAGGCTATTATGTCCTTACAGGGCCACATACAGGAGCACATAGGTCTATTGGCTGAAGCACAAGCGCAACAGGAAATTATGAGTCAAATTCCTCCAGAGCAGATGCAAATGATGCAGCAACAAGCTCAAATGATGCAACAGCAACAAGGACCACAAGGTCAAGCTCCTGATCCTATGGATCAATTCAAGCCACAGATAGATTCTTTAGCGGCTCAAATTATTGCTGACTTAACTGAAGAACTTGCGCAGGCTGTATCTGCACCTGAACAATCTGATCCTCTTGTAGATATTAGAAACCAAGAGCTACAAATAAAAGTTGCCGATCTGGAACGTAAAGAAAAAGAATTTGAAGCAAAGCAAGAATTTGATCGCGAAAAAGAACGAAATGATGTTCTTACAGCTCAACAAAGAATTGATGTTTCAGAAGCCGCTTTGGCTGACAAAACTAGAATAGCAGAAAACCGTATTAAAACACAGCGCGACATTGCAACGCTAAACGCAAATATGAAAGGACAGTAATATGTCATCATCAGTAAGAGATAAAATAATTACACAAATACGCGAAGCAAAGCGTACTCCTAAAGTTGTAAAAGAAACCGTAAAGGTTGAACCAATAAATGGAAAAGGTGGATTTGTATCCGATGACTCAATCGTCCCAGAAAAAGAAATTAGAGTTGAAAGCCCAATCAAAGCTAAAACCAAAAAAAGCTCTGTTAAAAAATCAAACAAAAAGTCTAAGTAAATTTAGCAAAATAGCAAGACCCCAGAGGTTCCAAGGTATTTTCTGATTATCTGGTAATTATACTTGTGTTTCCCGCATAGTCTTATACTATATGTGGTATGGATGCACTACATTTAGCAGAATTTTTATTTAAAAGCATTCGTGAGCGCGATGCTCGTCTTAAAGACAAGCTTGCGGACAGTTCGATACAAACCTTCGAGGAGTATCGGTATATAGTAGGCCAAATACGTGGCATGGCCTACGTTGAAGAAGAACTTCAAGCCGCGATGAAAGGTATAGAGTACGCGGATGACTAAAAAGTTATTTGTGCCAGAATACGTTGCAAAAGCAGCGCAAAAGGCAATTAAGGGAGCATCAGAGCTTCCACAACCAATAGAAAACGCATTTGGCAAAGCTGCCAAGAGTAAAAATACAGATGATCCTTCAGAAATGGAACAATCATCTTTAGAGCGACTGCCGCAGCCTACAGGCTACCGAGTTCTCATAATTCCTTACTATCCTAGCGAAAAGACAAAGGGCGGACTTATTGTTCCTGACGCTGTTCGTGAACGTGAATCTTTTGCTACTGTAGCCGCTTACGTTGTCAAACTAGGCCCAGATGCCTACAGTGACCCCCAGAAATTCCCAAGTGGTGCGTGGTGTAATGAGAAAGATTGGGTTCTTATAGGAAGATATAGTGGAAATAGGTTCAAAGTGGAAGGACTTGAGGTTCGTATTATAAATGACGATAATATTATCTCGACAATCCTTGACCCTAAAGACATTTCGTATGTATAAGTTAATGGAGAGCAAGGAAAATGGCTATGTCTGAAGATATTCGTGAAGACGACGAATTTGAAAACGGTACTTCTGTTGAAGTTGAAGAAGATCAAGTAGATGATATTGATTCTTCTGACGACGACGATGAAAGCCGAACAAATGTTCGTGGTAAATCATCCGGGGACGATGAGCTAGAAAATTATAGCGAATCCGTTCAGCGCAGGATCAATCAACTGACAGCGAAACGCAAGCAAGCATCCGAAGAAGCTCAAGCTGCGTATCAATACGCTGAAGAAATCAAAAAAGAAAACGAGTCCATGAAGACTCGCCTGCAACAAGTTAGTGCAGGATACAACTCAGAAGCCGAAGGTCGCTTGAAGGCTCAAGAAGCTCAAGCAACTCGTGCTTACGCAGAAGCAAGTGAAGCTGGCGATTATGATCGTGCGGCTAAAGCTCAACAAGCTCTTGCTCAGATTGCTGTAGCCAAAGACAAAGTTCGCTCTCAAAAGAGTCAGATTGAACGTCAAGGCCAACAGCAGAAAGCGCAACAAGAACAGAAAGCTCAGGCTCCTCAGCAGCCTCAGCAGCAACAAGCGGCTCCCGCTCGTGATAAAAAACTAGATGGTTGGTTAGATAAGAATAGCTGGTTTGGAAATGATCGCATTATGACGCGAACTGCTCAAGCTATTCACGAAACTCTAGTTTTGGAAGAGGACTACGATCCTACGTCAGACGATTACTATAAAGAAATCGACTCGCGTATGCGTAGGGAAATGCCTCAAAAGTTTAAGGAGAAACGGTCCAACGCTCAGACTGTTGCTCCCGCGTCCAATGGACGGTCAGTAAAATCAGGGCGGAAGAAATCGGTAGAATTATCGCCGGGTCAAGTTGCGTTTGCGAAGAAAATGAGAATACCACTCGATAAGTATGCGCGAGAAGTAGCTAAAATAGATAATAGGCGGAGTGAATAAAATGGCAGACAGGACATCACGCGACTCAGGTACGCGGGAGAGCGCACAGCGCCCACAACAATGGCGTCCGGGTTCTGCTTTAGAAGCCCCGGAACCACCAATCGGTTTTAAGCACCGTTGGATTCGTGAATCCGTAATGGAATACGATGATAAGACTAACGTACATAAAAAACGGCAAGAAGGCTGGGACCTCGTTCGCGCTGAGGAATATCCCGATTATGTTGGACCAATAGTAGATGAGGGACGCAACGCTGGCACCATTGGTGTTGGTGGACTTGTTCTCGCTCGCATCCCTGTTGAATTGGCCGAGCAGCGGAATGCACACTATCAAGGTGTAGCACAGAATCAAATGGACGCAGTAGATCGTGACTGGATGCGTGAAAACAACCCAGCCATGCCAAAGTCTGCTGCTCAACGTAAATCATCCGTTTCTTTTGGACAAAAAGGACGCGGAAACTCTGAAGGAGAGTAAAGATGGCGAATCAAGACGCTGCCTTCGGCTTACGCCCCATTGGACGTGTAGGGGGAACTCCCTATACTGGTGGGCAAAACCGATACAGAATCGCCGCAAACTACGGAACAGCTATTTTCCAAGGTGACATGGTTATGCAAGTAACTGGTGGAAACGTGGAAATTCACGCCGATGGCGGGACTGTACCTATTGTTGGCGTATTTAACGGGTGTCAATTTACTGACCCCACAACAGGAGAACAAAGGTTCTCCAATTTTTACCCTGCAAGCACTAATGCTTCTGATCTTATTGCCTTTATTATTGATGACCCAATGGTTGTTTTTGAAGTGCAAGCAGATGCAGCATTTCCAGTTGCTGATTTGTTTGGTAATTTCGACGTTGTTTACACAAGCGCTGGTAGTACAACTACTGGTGTTTCAGGATCTGAATTAAAAGTAGCTGATGGAGGAACTGCAACTACGCTTTCCCTCAAGGCTATTGATATTTCTGAAGACCCTGAGAACAGTGATGTGGCAACAGCAAATACGAATGTAAAAGTAGTCATTCAAAACCATATATTCGGCGTCAAAGGCGCTGGGTTAGCATAGGGAGATTGAATCATGGCTATTTCACGTTCACAACTAGTTAAAGAACTAGAGCCGGGCCTCAACGCCCTGTTCGGTATGGAGTATGATCGTTACGAAGGCGAACATGCTGAAATCTTTGACACAGAAACTTCAGATCGTGCTTTTGAAGAAGAAGTTATGCTCGTCGGATTTGGGAATGCTCCCACAAAATCCGAAGGTGCAGGCGTTTCTTTTGATAACGCAAATGAAGCCTACACTGCTCGTTATTCACACGAGACTGTAGCGCTTGCATTCGCACTTACTGAAGAAGCAATCGAAGACAATCTCTATGATCGTCTTGGAGCGCGTTACACTAAAGCACTGGCCCGTTCTATGGCCCACACAAAGCAAGTAAAAGCTGCCGCAGTATTGAACAATGCGTTCAACTCTAGCTTTACTGGTGGCGATGGCGTAGAACTTTGCTCTACTGCTCACCCACTTGCGGGTGGTGGTACTTTCCGCAATGAGCCGTCAACAGCAGCAGACCTCAACGAAACTTCGTTGGAAAATGCTCTTATTGACATCTCAACCTTTGTGGATGAGCGTAACATGATCATTGCTCTTCGTGGCACTAAGATGATTATTCCACCACAACTGCAATTTATTGCGGATCGTTTGTTGGAATCAACATTGCGTGTTGGCACTTCAGACAATGATCTAAACGCGATAAAGAACATGGGAATGCTCCCAGAAGGATATACAGTCAACCACTTCTTGACTGATCCCGATGCGTTCTTCCTTAAAACTGATGCTCCTAACGGCTTCAAACATTTTGAGCGCTCACCTATGCGCACAAACATGGAAGCTGATTTCGACACAGGCAACATGCGTTTTAAAGCTCGTGAACGCTATAGCTTCGGCTTTAGTGACCCACGCGCTGTATTCGGTTCACCCGGCGCATAACACGAACAAATGTTCTTGTTTGAAAGAGGGCGGTTTAACTGCCCTCTTTCTTTTTGTAAAAATCTATTGTACTGTTTGGGCATCCCTGACAGTCGCATTGGGCGGCTGACTTAACCCTGACAGGAGATTCTCATGGGTAATTCTACATTTAGCGGTCCAGTACGGTCTGAAAACGGCTTTCAACAAGTCACCAAACACGGAACTACTGGTGAAATTACACCTTCACAATTTACGTTACAGACGATTGCCACCACAGGCAACAATGTCGTTGACAC